CGACACCAGAGATGAACCACCCGCCCGTGCTGTCAGCCGCCGCGCTCGCACGGATGGCCGCGCAGTTGTTGCCGCTGCCGACGATCTGGAAATCGTCAATCACCATGTTGCTCTGCGTGCTGGGAGCGGTTCCGGTGGTCAGGAATCCCCGGTCGCTGCACGCGCCGATCTTCACGTCCTGCACCACCATGCCCGCCATCGGCACAGCGCCGGCCGAGGTCAACTCAACGCCGACTTTCGCGTGCCCGCAGGTAATGCCGCGCACACCGAAAGACAGGGGAAGGTTCGCCATGTCGCCGCTGTTCGCCAGCGTGGCGACCTTCAGCACGGGGAGCGCGCTGGAAGTGATGAGGCGGATGTTGTCCGCCCAGCAGCCGTTTACGAGGTCAATCGGCGTGCTCATGCCGTAAGCCCCAAGGCTCGCCACGATGGTGCTATCGCTGAACGTGCCGCCGCTAGCCCGCAGCTTCACCGCGCGCTTGCTGACGTTGCGGAACGTGCAGCCGGTGATGTCCACATACAGCCGCTTCGCGCCGGCGCCTTCAATGGTGCGGATGCCGTCGCCATCGTCGTAGAGGCTTACGTCGTTGTCAGACAGGCCCGTCGCAAGGATCGTCTTGATCGTGTCGAACTGGCTGTTTGAGATGATGCCTTGCGAGGGCGTAGCCTGAGATGCGGCCGGGTCGCTGCCGTCTTCCGTGTTGAAGTAGACCCCGCCGACGAAGCCAAAGCCCACGGTTTGCGGGACGATGGAGCCATCGTTCAGCTTGCGCAGGTTGCGGAACTCGCAGCCTTCCACCTCGAAGCCGACCACCCCGTAAGGGTTGATGTTCAGAGCGGCCATCTGGTTCACCAGCGTTGTGCCGGTGGCCGTGCCGTACATGTTGACGAACTTGCAGCGCCGGAACTTGGGCCGCAGCACATCAGCCGCGACGTAGACCAGCGAATAACGGGGCTGTTTGTTGTTGCCGTCGAAGGTCACGCCTTCAAAGGTCACATCCGAGCCGGTGATGTCGCACAGGCGCGAGGTGATCGGGCCATCAAACAGCAGCCGCGCGTTGCGCAGCGTGATCGGCGCGGAGAAGGTGATTTTGCTCACAAGGCGGAAGGTGCGCCCGTCGCCGTCTACCACCGCCCGCCCAGACACCGCCGCAGCAGCTAGAGCCGCAGAATCGTCCGTGGTGCCGTTGCCCGCAGCGCCGAAGTTCATCAGGCTGGCCGTGTCTTCGTTCTTGTCCTGCTGCGTGCGAGCCACAGAACCAGGCGCCGCGCCTTGCGTGCCGACGATGGCCGCGCCCTTGCCCGTTGCAGCGCTCAGAATGTCCGCGCGCAGGGTTTCCACGGCTAGGCCGTTGTTGACCGCAGCCGCCGAGCGCGCGTAGAACACTTGCACCCCTGCGGCGTTCTTCACCGTCATGGAGTAGTCGCCCGACAGGTAAACCGGCGCCGCCGTGCCGCTGCGCACGATCAGGCCATTCTTCGTCAGCAAGGGCTGCTGCGCCGGCTGCGTCAGGGCTTCGTCCCAATACACCGAAGCCGGAGAGGTTTCGGGGTTTTGGTTCGGCTCGCCAATCCAGACAGAGCCGTTGTTGAGCGGAAGCCCGGTGATGTCGAAGAACTGCGGCAGAGGGGCGACGATGGCGGTCATGGCGGGCTTTCTATGTCAGGTTGCGCGGCTTGGCCTGCGCTCATGATTCGTTTCAGCAGCGCAGCTTCCTCTGCGCTGCCTGGTTTTGTGGCGGCCATTCGGATCAGCATCCCGCGCATCGGCTTAGATTCCAACACTCGGGCTATGCCACCAGACGTAATAGCCCCCGCCGTGGCTGCACCAGCGCTGCCCAGCATATCAGCGAGAAAGGCCCCGCCGAAAAACGGCACAGCCTGCACGCCTGTAGGAGGAGCCGCCGAAGCCTCGCCCGCACGCTGAGTAGCTATGAGAACCCGGCGCAAGCCCTCAACCTTTTCCCGGTCAGCCTCGGGGAAAAAGATTCCGACCTGATCGCCCAGCTTGCGTAGTTGGTTTGCGAACAACTTAGGGCTCAGGTTGTCTAGGCCGTCGCGTGCCGCGTCTTGCAGCGCTTTTTGCAAAACTGCTGCTTGCGCGACCTGCCGACCTTGCGGAGTCAGGTTGCGATACAAAGCGCGCATGTCGCTGGGTTTGGTGCTGAACAGCAGAGCCCGCACGGTTTCCGGCGTCTCGCTGCCAGTGTTCAGCGCTAGTTTTAAGCGGCCGTTGTCAGCCTCGCGCATAAGAGATGAGAGCGAGCCATTCGCCACCGTCCATTCACGCGCGGCGCGGTCGCCGCCCTGCTGCTTAATGTGCTCGGCCATATCCTGCCGAAGCGCGGCATAGACGCGAGATGGGATCTTGGCCGCGAGGTCGCGCGGCACGCCGAGTTGCGGGCTAGTGATCTGATCGCCAAGCAGTTTACGCACCTCGTCAAGCCGGGCGATAGGTTGCCCCTGTAGCGATGCCTTGAAGTCTTCTAGCAACGACACAACGCCAGTTCGCTCGGCCGCCGGACCCATCGCCGCCAAGTCGGCTAGTTCTTTGTCGATTTGTGCAACAGCACGATTGACCGCGACAGGCTCAGTTCCAGCCGCTTGTATTGCGCGCTGTTTCATGTCGGTGTAACGCGTCAGCAGGCCGCCACGCTTCTTTAACAGGTCCGCCGCCACTTGCTCGTCAAACTTGGTGCCAACGTCAACACCGAAATCTTCAACGAGGTTTTTGACCGCCGCTTGCCGGGCTTCTTGCTGTGCGCTGCGCATGCCACCGGTGCCCGCAAATGGGATTTTCTCGCCCATTGCCTGCATAAACCGCCCAGCGAACGTGCGCGGAGGTACAACGTCAGAGGCCATCAACGGCACCCCCGCCGCTTCAGCCTCGCGCACGATGGCGGGCGCAGGAGTCCGAGCGGCCATACGCTGCCCAAGCGACGCTGCGCCGGAACCGGCCACGCCGCCAGCAAGACCTGCCGCCAGTTGTGCCGCAGCCCCACCGCCCATTTCCTGCGCCGTTTGCGCGCCCACGCCCGCGCCCGCAGCGCCCGCGACTTGCTGCAATGGCTGTGACGCGAGTTGTCCCGCTACGTTCTGCCCAACAACGCCGAGGCCGCCGGCAAGGCCTCTTGCAGCCGCGACAGTTCCGCCAGCGCCAGCCATTGACTCAACCGCTTGGCCGACAACGCGCTCAACTGGCGTCTCAGGTGATGGCAGCCCCAGCACGTTTGCCAACTGCGCGGCAAGATCGCGCGCTCGCGCAGCCTTGGGGGCGTCTTCCGGCGTGATCGTGTTTATGAGACTAGCAACCGGGTCGCTAAAAAGCCCGACCAATCCACCAAGACCCTGCACGCCAGCGCGGGCGGTCAACCCAACCTGACGCGCGGCAGATTGCATCAGACTGCGCTTAGGCGATTGTTCTTGGCCGGCATCAAGCACGAAGCCGGCAGGCAGCGCGGGCGGCTGGTCTAGGGTGAAGCCCGGTGGGAGCGGAGGCGTGCTCATTTCAGCGGCACCCATTGCCCGTTGCGCAGAACGATCTTTTCGCCGGTCTGCGGGTTTGTCGCCACTAGCTCATTGGCTTTTGTCGCAGGCGATGCGGTCGGTTTCGGGCGCACGTTCTGCACAAACAGCGCAGCCGTCTCGCTGCTCTTTGCGGCGCCCTCCAAGAGGCGCTTGCTCTGGTCATACTGCGAATTCGCAGCGCGCTCCGCGACGCCAAAGATGGTGTCCAGTTCGGCGCCTGTGAAGTTGATACTGCCGCTGCGCGCCCGCTCCAAAAGTTTCTGCTCGCCCTCGGTGATTTGCCCCTGCCCGGTAAGCATAGACCGCGATTGCAGAGTCATTTCTGCCAAGCCCTGCACCAGCGTAGCGGTTGCTTTCACGCCTTCGTCGCCCGCCCAGCCTAGCGCGCTGGCAACGCGCGCAGCAGTCAGCCGCTGCTCTGCAAGCGGGCCAGTGATAGCGCTTTTGATTGCCGCCCTGTAACGGGGGATGTCGTTCAACTGGCCGGCCGCAGAGTTGGCCTGCGAGTACAGGTCAGGCACCAGTTTGGCAAGCTCGCCTTGCGCCCCGCGCTCAAGATTGGTGATGCCGATTTTGGTGACAGGCTGGGAAAGCCGCCTCAAGCTTCGGAAGGTTTCCTGCTCCTCTGGAGACAGGTTGAGGAAGTCCAGCGCCTCTTGCACTGCTGGCGCCAGCTTGCCTCGCCTGCTTGCTTTTGCTTCCGCCTCTTTAATCTGCGCGTTCGCCTCTGCCTCGCGCAGTTCAGCGGGAGCCTTGGCAGCGTCGCGCACGTCCTTGAACCGCGCATTCAGCGCTTCAATCGCGTCTTTCCCGCCCGGCAGCACCGCAATGCGTGCCATTGTTGCCGTCAGCGCCGCCTGCGGGTTCGTCTTCACGAGGTCGATCATCTTGCCGATCTCGTCAGCCGCTTGGTTGTCGCCTTGCTCGCGCAGCAGACCCTGCCGGCGCTCGTAAATGCCGACCGCCACCTCTGGGCTGCCAGAGGCCAGCGCCGCCGCAACCTCGCCATTGCTTTGCAGCATGCCTTGCGCCTGCGCCGCCGTCGCCTCTTTGACGCCAAACGAAAGTTTCTGCGCAAGCTCTGGGTACTTAATCATCAGCGCCGGGACAAGCCGGATCGGGTCGCGTGACGCCGCTTCTAGCTCTGCGTTGATGAGAGCTTGGCGCTCCGCTTGTGCCGCTGCGGCGGCTTGCGCCTGCTGCTGCGCCTGCGCCTGCTGCTGTAGTTGGTTGATCTGCAAGCCCTGCCCTAGCCCTTGCAGCAGCATCTGCGACGGGTCAGGCCCGCCAATCCCATACTGAATTGGACCCATCAGAAACCCCCGTTCAGGCCGGCGTAAAGGCCAAGCGCGTTGGTAATCGCGCCGATGTAGCCCAACTGCGTGCGGCCCTGCGCCAGAGCCCCGCCAGCCGCCGCCGCGCCCTGCTGCTGTAGGAGGTTGGACGTGTTGTTGGCCGTGCCGAGCGTGGCCGTGCCGACACCCGCCGCCGAGTTTTGGCCGACTTGCACAAGCCCGCCGAGACGGCTGTATTGCTGGTTGATCGTGTCGGCCAGCAGCGCCGGGGAAAACTGAGCCAGCGCCGCCTGCACGTTGCCGCCGCGCAGACCGCCAGTTGCGGAGGCATTCGCCAGAATCCGCTCCTCGCCTAGCTGCTGCTGTGCCGTGAATTGGGGCGATGCTTGCAGGGCAGCGATTGCCGCTTGTTGCGCCTGCGGGCCGTTCAAGCCGGCCAGGTCTTGCTGCGCCTTCAGTGCGCCGGGGCCTGCCTGCGTGTAGGGCGAGAGGTCGGCGCGAACCTGCTGCAATGCCTGCTGCTGCGCCGTGATCCCTTGTTGCGCTGCGGCCTGTTGTGCCGCTGCTGCCGCCTCTGCCGCCTGGCCCTGTTGGTAGCTGCCATACAGTCCAGAGGCAAGCTGCGCCGCCGTAAGGTAGTTGCCCATCGTCATACCGCCCCCTGCTGCGGCTGGGGCCGCTCCAATGCTTGAGCCGAGCCCCGGGGTAACGAAGCTCGCCCCGGCCGGCGCGCTCGCGCCCGCGATGGTCAATGCGCCAGTTCCCGCGCCCGCAGCCGCAGCACCGCCGCCAGAGCCCGCGATAGTCAGCGGGGCAGAGGCAGGCACCGCGCCGCCAGTAAGCAGGCCGCCGCCAGTGAAACCGCTACTCGCTGTAGCTGCGGGGGCGGTTAGCCCAGTGCTGCCCGCAGGGATAAAAGCGCCACCCGCAGCCGGGGCAGCCGTGCCGCCCGCAGCCGCGCCGGCTCCAGCAAGCTGCGAAAGCCCATAGGCGCCGCCAAGCACCGCGCCGACAAATGGAATGCCAGCCTCTGCCGCGTCTCTGAAGTTCTCGCCGCTAGAAATCTGGCGAGTCTGGGCGGGGCCGCCCTCCATGACGTATTCGCCGGTCGCAGGATCAAGCCGATACACCGCGCGGAGGGTGTCGTACTTGTGCATCCCCGGGTTTTGGAACGTCAGCGCATACCGGCCATCACCCAAGTCTTCCGGCCAGTTGTACTTCGATTGGAAAGGGGCAAGCGCGCCGCTAAAAATCCCCGCGTTGATACCAAGCGACGACATCTCCGGCGTGTATACGTCGCCAGACGTATAAGCCGGGATTACTTGGTTCTGAAACGTGCCGGCCGGAAGCCGCGCAAGTGCCGCATAGGGATCGGTCGCCATGAAAAGCCTTCTCTCCCATGTCTGGGGGCTTGGCTGCTGGCGGGCCGAAACTCAGCGTTGGTTTGATTGTAGCCGCGCGGGTATACCGCTGGCAAACCCCGGAGGGTTATGAGTACAGGGTGCCGCCTGCTTCGTGGACAGTGATAACGCTGCCAGTAGCTGCAAACCCTCGCAATGTGTCCCCCGCGCGCATAGTCGGCAAGTCCAAGTCAATGGAAGCGTTCGCAGCGATGCTCACCGCAGAGAGAAACATATTGCCGGCAGCCGAGGGGGCCGCTGCTGCGTCAGCGTACAGAGTAGCCGCGACAGCCGATGCCGAGGTATTTGTAAGCCGGATGCGCCCATTCTTCAGCACCGTTGTTGCCGGGGTCGCGGGCACGGTGTAAAGCACCCCCGACGATGACGGAAGCTGAAAAGGCGTAAAAAGCTGCGTGATGGTCAGTGCCATGATTCACCTCTGCGCCAGTAATAGCGACTCAAGTTCAGAAACCCGCTTTTCCAGCGCGGAGATATTCGCCGAGCGCTGCGTCAGCAGGATATTGCCTAGATTTTCTATCGCATCAGCCAGCCGCAGCGCATCGGAGCGCGCCGCAGTCGCTGTGTCTGCTGCCACCTGGGCGCCCGCCGCAACCTCGTCAACAATGGCTTGCAGCGCCAGGGTATCGCCTGGCACAGCCTCAAACAGCCGCTCAAACGCACGCAGCGTTCGCTGATCGCGGATGAACGAGGCAAGCTCGGCCCGGGTCGGTGGCTGCGGGCTAGTCATTCAAAGCCTCTAGACGGGCTTCTAGCCGTGCCATTGCGATATGGGCGTCACTTGTGCCCCTGAATCGCAGGGTGCGCCAGTTCGCCAACCGGCCTTGGCTGCGCCATGCAATCCGCTTGCCACGGTCGCCGCGAACACCCGCAGCGGTCGGGCGCTCTTGGGAGTATGTAACGCCGTCGTTACTGTAGCTGTGCCATACCACCGGGCGCGCGTTCACGTTTACTTGCCCCGTCCGTGCAACTAGCTCTAGGTCGTGAACCAAAGCCCCGCGCCCTTCGTTATAGAGCGCCACAGTTTCAAACTGCCAGCCATTCACCGCGCCATAGTGGGTGGAGATTGTCTCATCTAGGCGACATATTGCAGTCCCCGCAGGATCGGCCGCCGTCCACTTATCGTAAGCCCACAGGAAATCGCGCGCCCGGTACTGCCCACGGTCAACGATACTCGTCGTCAGGGTATACCAAACCGGCTCGCCTACCACCTTGCTCATCGCAGAATCAAAACACAGCGTCTGATCTGTAAGGTGGATATACAGCACGCTCGTTGCCTGCTGAACCCTGCACTCCACGATAGCCGCAGCCAGTTCGGCCTCGGTATATTCCTGCAAGGTGGCCTCAATACCCGGCGTTGAGATTCGCTGAGAATCCCCGGGCAGCGTGAGAAACACGCCGATGGCCTCATTCCGGCCCGAGCCCATAAAGGCGAAGGTTTCCAGATACTTGCAGAAGGTATGCGTGCCGACAGGCCCGCGAGGCACCGCCGCACCTTCGATGCGCTGGAAGGGGAAAGCGTTACCACCCACGTTCTGGAAGGGCTCGATACTGTTGCGGTTGAAGGCGTAAAGCTCGTTTCGCAGTTCATCCACGCCGACGATGGGGTCCGGATCAAACTCGCTGGAGCCGTAGCGCAGGGGGTTTACGGATAGCGGGTCCGTCAGGTCTGTGACGATAAGGTTTGTGCCGTCCGTGAAAGCGTAATACCCCGCAATCCACACCACGTCCAGCACGTTGCCGGCGTCTGTGTCCGTCACCTTTTCGAGCGCCGAGCCCGTCCAGTAGTACAGGGAACCCCCCGAGGCAACAGCAAGCCGGCCGTATCCGTAGTCAAGCGATGCCTGTGCCCCCGGGCCTACGTCAGCCAGCACCGTGATTGAGCCGGTGGAAGACTGCTCGCACAGCTTGGAGCCCATCACGCGATAAGCGCGCCCTTCCCACACGATGCCGCCGCGTGGTGTGCCAGGCCCCGAGCCGATGCCCACAAGCCCCGGAGCCGGCCGAAGGTATCCGTTAGAGATGCCCTGATTCGTCGCGGTCGGCGTCAGGTTCCGGGGGTAAGCCGGCCGGAAGTCGGGCGCCTCGTTGGTGTAGATGCCGCTCAGGATGGGGATTTGTGCCATGTCTAAATGATCTGGAATACATCGCCCTGCGCGTTGATCGCTGCGCTGCGGGTTGATGCGTTGATGAGTCGGATGGACACTTGAGAGCCGTTCCGCAGGTAGCCGATAGGCACGTTGTCTGCCCCCAACACCAGCGGGAACAGTTCGCCCGTTTTCACGCGCAGACCGAAGCGGGGGATTGCCAAGACCTGTTCAGTAACAGGGGGCGCCGGCAGCGCAGCAAAGCCAACCACCAAGGCGCCGCCAGCAACCAGCACGCCGCTTGTGCGGTGCGTGGCAATACGCGCAGAGCCGGCGATAAGCGCCCCAGCGCCCGCAAGGCTGCCCGTGGTTGCGTGCGCGACAGGAGCGCCGACGCGCGCAGCAGAGCCAACAACGACAGCGCCAGCCCCCAGAAGCACACCGCTAGTTGGATGCACCCGCGTCCTGGCAGCAGAGCCCGCCAGCGCGGCCCCTCCGCCGATCAAGTCGCCAGCGGCAACCTTTACGCCAGGCGCAGCCCGCGCGGCAGAGCCAACAACAGCCGCGCCCGATCCTGCCAGCGCCCCGCTTGTCGGATGCGCCCGCGTGCGTGCAGCAGATGCCGCGATAACCGCGCCAGCGTTTGCAAGCGTGCCGCTGGTGGCGTGCGCGCGTGTTCTCGCAGCAGAGCCCGCAACGACAGCGCCAGAGCCCGCCAGCGCGCCCGTAGTGGCGTGATTCGGGATGCGGTTCGCAGAGCCCGTGAGCGTTGAGGCAGAACCGACAAGCGCGCCGGTTGTGTCATGCGTTATCGGGCCGCCGCCAGCCGCGACATCAGGCCCCAGCCCGAACGGAGTTGTCCCGAGCGGGGAGAGCCCGAGACTCACTTAGACCTCGGGCCAGCCGGTGGTGAGGTTGTAGGCGGCCAGTGCCTCGAAGGTCGCCAGCGCGTCGATGGCGTCACGGTGCTTGCCGTCTGCGCCGCCGATGGCCGCCTCTGCGGCTGCGAAGCTGGCCGAGTTGGCTGCTACGCGGGCCATCATTGCCGCCAGCGTGATGCCGCGCGCTTGGGCCTCCATGGAAAGCAGCGGGGCGTCGGCGGCGCTTCCGGTCTGGGCGTAGCGCAGGGCTTCGTCCCGCTTGATCGGCCACGAGGCCATCTCGCCGGGGCTGATCGCGGCCACTACCTTGTCGCGCAGACTCTTGGCAATGGCGAGGCTTTGCGCCTTCTTCACAGCCTTGGCTTGCGCCAGGGTGTAGCTGTCGATGATGGCCTGCACTGCGGACTCTTGGCCGGGGCCGGTCTTCCACGCGTTACCCTCTTGCCAGAGAGACAGGCCGGCAGCGGCAATGGCGTTATGCAAGCCATTGCCTTTTTCGGTGTAGTTGATAGCCATTACACGCATCTCACGCCAAGAACGGGCCGCCAAGCAAAAACAACGTCAGTAAATGGCGAGGCCCAAGAGCTAGGGAACGTGGTCCCGCTGCCGTCTTTGGAAACAATGCCCACGGTTTCAAGGTTGGTGTTGAAAAACCCTAGGTGTCCGCCATTAACTCCAGAGGGCGTGCCGTAGACGGTCAAAGACGAACTGGTGATTACAGCTACAAAGAATCTTTGCGGAGGGCGGAAAGCCGTGAACGTCAGTGATTTAAGGCCGGTAGTGGCGCCGTCTTCCGTTCCAGACAGCGCAAGCTGTACGTCAGGAAGCCCGTCTGCCCCGATGCTGTAAATAGCTCCTCGCATCAGAGTTCCGCCAGGGCCTGCCGTAGTCACGCGCACCAGCACAGCATCTATTTCATTTGCAGCCTGTGCAGAAAAAGGCATTGCAAAGCCGCGACCGCCGGCAGTGACGTAGCCGCCGCCAGAACCAAAGATCAGGTTGCCGTCGCCGTACCCTTTAACTGCGCTGCTTGTGCCAAATGCCCCGGCTGCAACACTTTGCGTTGACGCCGCAGAAACCGCACAAATAACCCGCTTCGTACCCGCAGCCAATGACACAGCGGCAGGCGTGGTGTTATCGAACGTGCCCGAAACCATCGTGCATTCGATGCGCTCACGCACCAGCGCGCCGCCGCTCAGATAGCCCATGCCTGACTCGATTGGTGCGGCTGTGGCGTCGTCAAGCACTTGGTACTGGAAGCGCTCCCCGGCCGCGAACTCATCGGCGAAAGTCGGATACCCCGAGACAGGAGACAGGGTGAGGGGGCCGGTGCCGGTCGTCGTCGTGGTCTGTCTGATCCAGTTGCCGAACATCAGCGCATCTCCGGGGGAAAGTGGTGGCGCGTCAGCTCGCGCAGATACGCTTGATGGCAATGGCCGATTGCATCGGGCCGGATGCGCTGCCAGAAGAACAGGCCGTCAATGATCGGCATCCAGACCTTTCCCCACGGCTTGCCATCGCGCCACGTTCTGTAAGCCCGACAAGAAAGCGTTTCGTCAGCCCACGTCCCCAGCCACGCAAGCGGGAAGAACAGCGCAAGAGTGGCGTGCGCGAACTGGTCAAACGCAATCCACCATTGCCCGAACACATGCAGGAAAGCGCGCCACCAGTGCTTCATGGCTCAAGCCGGAAGCGCGGTGTAGGTCAGCGACGAGCAAGACACCGTGTCGCCGTTCGCCACCGTCAGACCGTTCGTCATGTTGATATCCGAACCCGATGCAGCTACCGCGCAATGGATAACCACCGTGCCGCCGCTCGTCTCAAGCGTTGCCGTTGCAACAGGCGAGGCGTTGCCTGTTGCGTTGGTGTCGCTCGTGATGGCGTTTGCCGTGGCCGTGCCGCTGCTTGACGCGCCGAAAGCCGTAGCCGACAGCGCGAGGTTGGCAACCGAGGTGCCGGGGCTGCCGACCGTGCCCGAGAGGCGAAAGCGCAGGCGCCCGCTAGTCCCGATCAGGGCTGTTACTGCGTCCGTCGCCGCGTTGCGCGCTGCCGTCGAGTGAGTCACTGCCATTTGTTTGCTCCTTCGGCGGGTTTACATAGCCCACCATTTCCACTGTTTCTACCTTGCCGGTCGCTGCCCTTGTGATTTGCAGCGTGAACCGGATTTCTGCGGGTTGTCCTGCTAGGTCAACCATTAGCCCACCCGATACCAACCACGCGACACGCCGTCATAGCGCATCTGGAAGAAGCCACCGGCGGCGAGAGATGTCGGGGCGCCCGAGACAAGCGCCGCGCCGTTGCCGCTCACAGTCGCCGAGGTAACCGCCTGCGTGGTGTGCAGCAAAACGCGCTGCGAGTTCGTCGGGTTGCTGGGAAGAACAATCGTGCCGGCCGCGTAGACAGCCAGAGGCGAGAGAATCACCCAGACGTTGCCGCCCGCGACAAACGGCGCCACCGTCACGGTAAAGCCCGTCGCGCTAGGTGATTGGTACTGCGTGACAAAGCCGTCGTCCTGCACCTCTTGCTGGGCCAGAAGCGCGGCAAGGTCCGCGACTGAGGATCGACGGTCCGAGCCGTTGTTGGGGTCGTAGAACGGCAGCGATGACGCGAGGGTCAACGTGCCTTGGTTCAGCTTTTGAATGGCGCTCATGGTCACCCCGGGAAAATGAGGTCGCCGCCCTGCGCAATCGCAAGCGGGTCAGAGGATGGCTCGGGGAAGAAAATCCCCCGGTAACCGTAGTGCGGCGAATTGCCCGCGCCCACAGGCAGCCCGTTCTTGAACTGCTGCTCTTGCGGGAAAGCGGCGCACGTCAAGAGGTCGTCATATGCCGCTTTCGCAAGGGCAAGCGTCTGAGGGGGCAGGTTTTTGCCCTTACTGGCAGCGAGCCGAACCTGAAGATTCAGCTCCACAGCCTCAATCGCAACGTCAGGCAGGCCCGAATCGCTGTTCAGGTCGCTATCGCCGGGGCTAGACGGCAGCAGGTAGCCGAGGCGGATTCCGCGCGACTCCCACTGCGCCACCATCGCATCCATGCGACGAAGGGCGAGCGCCTTTTCCTCGGGCGTGATGTCGAACTCATAGCCGGCCAGTGCCAAGCCATCAAATGCTTGCTCGACAATTTGCGCCTTGGTCCAAGCCACGGTTAGCCCCTTGCGGCGATGCGCTCGATCAGCTTTTCATCGCTGGTGCGAGCGTTGAAACCAATGCCCAGCGCTTCGGCCTCGGCCTCAAGCTCTGCGCGTGTGACAGGTGAAGGGGCAGGCGTGGGCATGGAACGGGGCTCAGGCGCCGGAGTCGGCATCGGGACAAGCCCTGCCGCTTCCTCCAGCGTTTCAGCCCAGCCATCGGCCCGTGCCTGCTGTGCGTCCGCGAATTCGCGCTGGTCGTAGAGGAAGCCTCGCGTCGTGTGGCGAAGCTCACCCGGACAGCGGTACATCGTCGGCATTCAGTGCTCCAAAAAACGAGGGCCGGAGCCCTCTAAACCCGTTACGGCAACTTCTTGGCGCAGGGCGGCGAGCCGTCCTTCACTGATCTTGCGGCCACGTTCAGCGCGCTCCTCCGGCGTCATCGACGCATGCTTCAGCTTTGCGGCTTCGGCCATCTTGCGGCGGGTTTCTTCGGAAGCCGGTTGACGAATACGCTTTTTGGCCGCCTCGCTCATCCGCTGGCGGGTTTCTTCCGAAAACTCGCGGGCGGAAAGTTTGGCGCGATGTTCGGGCGACATAACCCAACCGTCCGCCACTTTCTTGCGCCATGCTGCGGTCAGCGCCGCAACGTGTCGCGCCCTGACTTCAGGCTTTTGATAAGCCGCGCGGATTTGCTCGCTTACCCTAGCCTGATACTCCGGAGAACTCCACATGGCCTGCATTGCCTGACTCATCAGCGCCTTTGTCTGCGCGCTAGCTTTGCGGCCAGTCGCTTTCTCCGCAATCTTCGCGGCAACGGATGGCATCTTACTCGGCGCGGTATCCCCGCCGATACTGACGTTGTAGCCGTTGGGAGACATGGTTTTGTGCTCGTCAATCAGGCGCCGCTCGGCGTCGTTCAGTTCGTCTTGAGTTTGGCACACACAGAGAGTCAAAACTTCTGGCTCCCCGTGTGCCCGCCATGCGCAGTGTACGGCCAACATACTCCCAAGCCGCACACTTTGCCTGTGTTGAGTAACCCTGACCTTCAGTTTCCGAGAGGTTTGCCCTATGTAGGACTTACCACCCGGAAACGTCAGCTTGTAGACGATCATACTAAGCCCCTTTTAAGGGCCTAGTATACCGTCTAATCTAATATCAAGGAGTTTGTTCGAAAATCAAAATTCCGGCCATTTCGGGCTGAGTCATCACGACGCCGAACAGGATGTCCAGCGTGTAGAGGGTTGTGAAGGTCGAGTTGTCGAACTTCTTGCCCATGACCACCTCAAAGCCCTGGTCGGTGCTGCCGCGCAGGATGTCCACGCCAGCGCCATCCGGCAGGCTGTAGCGGCCCGGCAGGATTTCCACCGCGTCCTTGTGGAAGAACGGGTTGATGTCGGCCGCGTCGATGTTCAGCCAAGTGATCGAAGCGGTCGCGCTGGTCGAAGCGACTTCGATATTCTTGTACTGAAGCTCCGCAGCGGTCGGGCTGCTGTTCGCGCCGATCATGGGCGGGCTGATGGTCATCGTCGTGGGGCTGTCGATGCTGATGACGCGGAACGTCTTGAGGTTGCCCGTGCTGCGCTTGGTGATGAGGTGCACAGCCTCGATGCCCGGCAGCGTGAAGCACGCGCCAGCAACCACGCCGGTCGTGGTCGACACGGTGACTTGCTGATAGCGGTTGTCCACGTTGATCTTGCCGCCCACGCTGGTGCTGGTCGAACGCGGGACGTAGCGAACCTGCGCGCCGTTGGTGGCAATCGTCACGGCTGCCGAGGTGGCAGCGATGCGGTTCGCGTAGTCCAGTTTGCTGGTCGTGAAACCAGCCACCGGGCCAACCAGACCACGCTCGTAGGCGCTGTCAGACTTGGCGTTGCCGAAGCTGCGGGTGGCGATGGCGAGGTTGTTCGCCATGCCGTTGTAGCTGCCCGACGACAGGAACAGGTGACGGTCAGACGAAGCCACACCGATTTGGTTCATCAGCGTGTCGCAGCGGGCCACATCGTTGTAGGTGCCAGCGGCGCCGTTGATGGGGACCACCAGCGTGCCCTGGTTGCTCGCCACGTCCATGACGGCCACGTTCACGTCAGTGCTCAGACGCTGGTACGCGGCTTCACCGAGGCGGCCTTCTTGCAGTTGGTCGCGCAGTTCCTTGGCGTTCAGCGTCCAAGCCACGTTCTTCTGAAAGCCGAGGGTGGAAGGCACCGAAAGCTGCGTGCCATCGGCCGGCGTGATGGCGGAACCCATCGTGCGATCCTGGCTGCGCAGGATGTAAGGCATCGGGCGCCAAATGGTGTCCTGCGAGCGCTCCATCGAAGCGCTGTCGGTGCGGTACACCTTGGCGGCGCGGCTCAGAACCAAGCCGTCGTTGAAACCCGCGAGAATGTCCTCGAACGCAACGCGCTCTTCTTTGCTGAAACTAGCCATGATTGCTTACCTCAAATAAACGAGAAAGGGTTACGGGTTGCCCCGTGCTGCTTTGCTCGCTCGTTTAAGGCCGAGCGGTGGCCGAGTTTCCTGCCCGTGGGTGGGCGAATCCGGCGCAGAGTATGCGCCACGCGCCGATTATGCGCTACTTTTTGGCCTTCATGTCACGCTTATAGGCCAGCACTCTGGAATAGTCGCCGGTTTTCTCGGCTTCCGCGCGCAGTTTCTCCAGCGAGTTATCTGCGGTGGTATAGCCGCCAGCGCCGCCACGGGCAGGCACGCGCTCAGGGACCGGGGGCTTCTTCTTGGGAATCACGCGCATCTCCTGCCGCAGTTCGCCCACGGCATAAACGAAATCCACCGGGTCTGTGATGGCGGCCAGAGCCTTGAGGCGCTTGGGGTTGTTGCCCAGCGCGTAAATCAGTTTCTCCGGCTCCTTGGCCTTGAGAATCAGGGATTGCTGCGCGATGGTCAGCGTATCCTTGACCGCCTCCTCAGCGTCATCGAAGCGCGGCACCTTCAGCGCGGTCTTGGCCTGCTCATAGGCTTGGACGCGCTTGTTCCACGCCTCCTGCTGTTCCTGCTGCTGGCGTTGCCGTTGTGCCTTGGCAAGCTCGGCAGCGGCCTTCTTGGCGGTCCACTCGCTGACGGCAGCGGCGTGCTTGTCGTCGTCAAAATCGAAGTCCGCGATCTTGGGGATCGGGCCGGGGTCTTGCGGCTCGGGCGCAGCGGGGCGGGCTTGGAGTTGCTGGAGGATTGCGTCCTTCTCGCGCTCGCGGCGCTTGGCTTCTTTCAAAGCCTGACGCATCTGCCGGATAACCGGGGTTTCCTCCGGCTCCGGCTCGGGCTGCTCCTCGCCCAGCGTGATAACTAGCTCGTCATCATCGCCGGGCGGGCCTTCAGTATCCGGCGCATCTGCCGCCTCATCGCTTTCCTGTTCTTCCCCAGTATCGGGGGCCTCAGCGTCTGATTCTGCCTCGGGCAGCGCTTCGTCTTCGATCAGTTCAGGCGTTTCAGCGTCTTGCATGCGTCCTCTCGGGTTACCGGATGCGCGCGAATATATCAGATTTGCGGCTGTAGCAATCCCCTGAGCGTATCAATGCTGGCGATTTGTTGCGCTTGTTCCTCACCCATCGCCTTGGCCCACGTTTCGGCGGTCTGGGCTTTCTTCAGGTCGGCGCCGGCGATTTTGTCCACCGTACCTGCGCGGGCCAGCGCGGCGTCTGCCGATTCCCGCTCGGCCGCTGCCCTGAAATACTGCTCTTGGGCGTTGGGCTGCTGGTTTTGGGCTTCGGCGGCGAGTTGTTCCCTCTCCTCATCGGTGGGTTTGATCGTGCCGAGGCGGATACCCTCCATGCGCGCCCAATCGTTGAGGTCGCCTAGCCCCTCGCCCTCAATATTGGCGATGATCGACAGAGTAAGAGCCTTGGCCGTCTGCGGGTCTTGCTCAATCTGGCGCAGGTTAAGCAGTTGACGCACGACAGCCTGCCGCTTGCTGCTGCTGCTCGGGCCGACTTGCACGTTTACTTCAAGGTTCGCGCGGCTGAGGTCGTTCTTCACCACCTCGCGCGCTTGCTCTTGGTCATAGTAGGGTTCGTTCACCACGACAGAGCCGGTCTTGCCGTCGCGCTGCACGGTCTTCATGCGGCGCGACTCCTCAACCGTCAGCTCTTTCTTCATCGACAGCCACACTTCACCGCTTCGCTTTTGAGCTTTGGCGAAGTTGGACAGGTAGATGAAAGCCTGCATGTCGATCCGCGTCTGGATCAACTCCATTACCTTGCCGCTGATGTTGGCCTGCAACTGCTCGCCGGCTTCTTGGTTGCCCAGAAGTTCAGTCAGCGCCACCCCCGCAAGCTGCGACAGCGCGGCCATAGCGGGCGGGATATTCGGCGCGCGGGTGTACGCCACAGGCGCATTGCTGCCCGGGATTGGCGAGCCGCTGGCGTCTTTCTGGTTGTCTGCCAGCAGGTACGGGTATTTCTTGACGTTGTCTTCCGCCCACATGGCCGCGTGACGCGCAACCTGTTCGGGCGTGAAGATTGGTTTCTCGGTGTCGAAGCGGGCGGACATCTCAGCCAGCCACGACATCAGCATGTTGGTAAGCCGCTGGGCGTCCTTCGCTAGCCGAACGTGGCCCATCATGCGCTCCACGCCATCCACAACCCAGCGCTTGCCGAATACCGGGATGATCGGGATACAGCGGCCGGGGATGACCCCGCAGTCTTCCTCAACGCCCTGCCCGCTCATGATGTATTTGCGGACTTGCTTGCGCTCCATGCGCTTTTCACGCACCAAGCGATGCCCCGTCGCCAGTAGCTGCGACATCATCTCCGGGTCTCCCTTCAACTCGGCGGCGGTTACCTTGACCTCTTGGCCGTCCAGGCTCTCGAAAACGTGGACAAGCTCGCGCGTCTCCGTGATTTCGTAGAACTCGCACACCCACACGATGTCAGGCGTCATCCACTCGAAAGCCCAATCCCACTGATCTTTAGGCCAGTCAACCGGGCTATGGCCGAACTCAGCCTCAAACTTCGCATGGGTGTAGGGCGTCAGCACCCAGCAACGGCGGGCGTCTGCCTTGTCTTGGCGGCGCGCGTCAAGGTTGAAGAACACGCAGGTATCGGCATCGTGGATCGGTTCGATCATCACGCGCTGCGCGTCGTTCTCGTCGTCTTCGTCGTCTTCGTAGCAGGCACGCAGGCGCCAGGCGCCGAAGCCACCGGACGCGGCTTCCTCAAAAGCGTTGTCATACGCCTCATCAGCGCTGCAAGCAGTCTCGTCAGCCCGCAGCAGGCCGTCGCAGGTATCGGCCAGCTCGTCAGCGTCTGAGCCGTCGCGGCTGGTGAAGTCAACGGTTACCCGGTTGTTCCGGTATTCGTTGATGATGCGGATAACCGCCAAATGGACTTTGTTGAACTCGAAGCGCGGTTTGTTGGCGAACTGCTCGCCTAGCGCGCCTTCCCACTGCGCCCCTGCGATACTGTAGAAACGCCGATCCTCCAGGGCCTGCAAACGCTGATCGCGCGAGGCATCCCAGACAGTATCAAATTCAGCCAGCGCACTCGCGTGGAGATTGCGCAGCCGGTCTTCTTTGCTCAGTTGGGCCATATTTCCCCCTCACTGCGCTGCCGGCGGCGCGAATGATGCTCGGCTGCCTCAGTTTATCACCGCGACCACGCCGAAACCATCGGTATAGGGGGCGGCAGCGGCGGCGGGGTTTGCCCAATCTCCCCAAACGCCACGGCATAGCGGCGCATCATGTAGGCATACCGCATCGCGTCTAGGGCGTCGTCCTTCACCTTGACAATCTTCCCGTTATCGTCGCGGTGGTATTGCAGAAACTCGTCGAGAATATCCCGCAGCCCTGCGAATATCTTGAATCTGCCCTTCAGCATCAGGTCGCGGATTTCAAATATCCCCGCCTCGACGCCGTTAGAGCCATCCGGCCACGTCGCATGTTCTGACAGAAGTTTGAACCCTGCCTCTACATAGTATGCCTTCTGCTGCTTGCCGCTGCCCTTCTCAGTTTGCAGACCATCCAGCGGCCAAGCGATAGGAACCCCTGCCGCCCATGATTTAGTCGCGCCCCATGCCTCAATCGGGCTTATGCGGGATTTCTTCCATGCCTTCGTAAGATACAGCATGTCGCCTTCGGGGTCAATAACTAGCTGCACCTGAGATTGCGGGTGATCGAAACCAAAGTCCATGCCGCCGATAACCCGGAAGTGAGGGGGTATCGGGAACGGCTGGCAGATAACGTCATCCTCTGCAATGTCATAGATGCGGCCATGCCCGAGCATCGGGATGCCCTTGGTTCTCATCTCGCGCTGGTGGGCCGGGAAGCTGGCTAGAAGGTCCGTCTTCACGCTCTCGCTGAGGTGAGGCGCGTCGTCCCACCCCTTCTGCATACAGAACTGAGCGCGGCTTGGGCTGTCCATGAACTGCAACACCAAGTCCGTGCGCCCGTTCTCCGGGGTAAACGTCAGGATGCCCCGCCCGCCCTCTCCACGGTCGCCGGAAGCCGTCCGCACCAAGACCTGCGGGAAGATGGCAGGATCGCGCGGCTCCTCGTCAATGTGGAACCAGTCCACAGCGTCACCCATCAGCGCGTGCTGGCCTTGGCTGTAGCTCCAGAACTGGATACGCGAGGTTTCCCCGCTCTTGTGCTTGATTAGTAGGGTTCGCACCGCGTTGGGCGTGCCCGTCATGGATTCATAGCCGAGGATTCTGTCAGCGGGGATTAACCCGCCCTCGAAAGTATCCCCATTTTTCCGGCCTACTAGCGGCGCTTGCAATAGGTCGCGGGTTTTCTCGCCCGAGTATCCAAGGCACCAGATAAGCGGGGCATGGCTGAATCTGTGGCCGTCCCAATCATCGGGATACTCACCGAGCGCGTGTATCGCGTCGATATATGTGCCCGTGTACGTCTTGCCGATGCGGTTTGCTGCGATCAGGCAGCACTGCGAGTATCTGCCGGTCGCGTGGATAAACTCGCGCTGCCAGCCATACAGGCTGCCGAATATCGTGCGGTAACGATTCGCGGCGATTCTCGCGGCCTGCTCCTCCAGCAGTAGCGCAAGCTCCTCTAGGTCAGCTCTGCTTGCCATTGACCTTGGCCGTCAGCGCGGCGATCTTGGCTTGCAAGGCATCGTCAGGCATGCCCTTGATGGCGGGCAAGTCGTCAGCGCCGCCCACAGCCACCTTATCGCCATACCTGCGCGGATTCACAGCCTTTGCCCGCCAGCGCCAATGAACAGCCAGCTCCTTGGCCTTGGCAAGCTCAAAGGGGTCTTTGGCGTCTTCAATCTCTTCCTGCGCCCGCTCTTCAAACGCCTGCGCCGAAATCTCGCGCGCACGCGCGCACGCCTGAGAGCGTTCGGGTGTCGCTTCAATCCAATGGCACAAAACCCCCAGGCTGACGCCAACACTCCCCGCTATCTCGCGGTATGTCTCACCGTTTGCGATGCGCAGCGCGATACCCTCAGCGCCGATGGCGGAGAGTTTGTCTTGAGCTGGCGCGGACCGACCGCCTTTGCGCTTCTCAGTCATCTGTTACCCTGCCATCCTCATGAGTATGGCCAGCGGCGCCAAGAAGGCGCACGCTAGCGCGATAACGCCTGCTACATACAGCAGGGCAAAACATGCGCCATATACCAACGCTTTGATTATGTCCGCCACGAGTGCCTTAGCCATACTCTATTATCCCGCCTTTTGTCAAACCCACCCAGCAACCGCCGCTAGGGCGATGCACTCGGCCATGTTGCGATTGAGCTTGCTAGTCGCCAACTCCAGCCGTTTCAGCACAGCGGATCGGCTGACGCCCAGCAGTGCGGCTATGTCTTTGTAGGCGTAGCCCTTGGCGGCGAGCGTCAGCGCCTCACGCTGGGCATCCGTCAGGCAGGCCAAGTCATCGCGGGCAGCGTCGTAGTTCTGAAGCAGCCGGCGGGCGAGCATGTCTCGGTCTTCGCTCATGCCTCCACCACCTTCCAACTCGCGGGAATCTTCTCCCCCGACAGAACCCGCCTGATGCGGTCCTCTACCCGGCGCTGTGCCGTCATGTACTGCTGCTGGGTCACGCCCGACAGAATGGCCGTGTAGTCGGCTGCGAAGTCGCGGAGCGCGGCCAGTTCCGAGGCGCGGAGTGCTTTCGTGCCGGTGGTCTTCTGGCGGTCTAGAACCTCTGCCATCAACTCCTGAACACTCTCCACAACTTCCAGCCCGCGCGCGATCTTCATCAGGCAAAGCTCCTCGACTGCGTTCAGGCAATCGAAGATCCACCGCCAGTCGTCCTGCGTGGCCTTGCCTTGCGCCACTAGCTCCACCTTGGCGCGCAGGTTGTCTGCGCGGATCAGCACATCGTCACGGGACAGAGCACAGGCGCCCATCATTGCCATCAGGTGTGCCGTGGGGTTCACATGGCGCGGTCTGTAGCTGCTGCGCTTTCTCATGCTGCCTGCCTCTCCTCATTGGCCGCCATCTGGCCCAGATGCCACACGCTCGGGATTCGCGGCTGCGGCGGCGTCCATGAAGACGTTTCGGGCCAGCGGCGGCCTACTGCCTGTGGCTTCTTGGCGGCCTTGGCGAGCCTTTCCACAAACGCAAGCAGCTCGGCCTCATGCTCTGCCGCAGTGAACAGCGTCTTGCGCCCCACGGTCTGCCGCTTGACCAACTCCCCGGCCTTTCGCAGGCTGACAACCAGCTTCTCGCCACGGTCGCGCTTTACGTTCGCCTCGGCCAGGAGGTCTGCAAGCTCTATGCCATCGGGATAGCGCTTCGCCACTGCGCGGATTGCCGCTGCGGCTTCGCGGGCTGCTGCCTCTGGGTCTACGTTGCAGTTTGCGAACAGGTGGCCTAGACGGCCGCATTTTGTGCACTTCACTCTGTTTCCTCTTTCTTGTCTTCCAGCATCCGCAGCGCAGACAGCGCGCCCGGTACATCTGTAACCACGCTGTACGGGCCGCCCGTCCACGCTTGGCGCCACTTCTCTTGGTTCTTGTTCAAGCCCCGACGCCCGTAAGAGGTCTTTGGGTTCTTGATTTCCATCAAGAGCGTCTTCCCTGCATATCCGAGGATCAAATCGGGGAAGCCTTGGCCCATGCCTGACGTGTCAATCACATACGCGCCGTGGCCTTTCAGCGCCTCCACAATCTCTGCGTGGTTTGCGTCTTTCTTTGCGCCGTACTTCACGGTTGCCTTTCGTGATGCCATGCCCGCGCGCCACGCGCCGCCGCTTTCAAGATGGCACGTTCTCAGCGGCCCACGCATCGACAAACGCCAACAGGTCGCGCATCTCCGCCTGCGTCATCTGCGACGTGCGCCTAAACACGATGTCTACCCCGTGCCCGTCCAGAGCCGGCAGCAGTTCGACCGCCTCGCCCTGAACGCGCGTCCATGCGGCCACCAGCAGGCGCTTCCACACCTCAATGCTTCGGTGCTTGCCTGCCCACGGCACAGCAGCGGCGATTTCCCCCAGCTTTGCGTGCAGGGCTGCATTGATGTCGGCGCCGCGCCGGGGCGGGCTGCACTCAATGCGCCAGCCTTCCGGGGCCTCGCGCTCGATCCACTGCACGGCACTGCGCCGGCCTTGGCCTGCCAGGATGAAAAGCCGCTTGTCGCTCAATTCGTCACCCTCTCGCTCATCCTCTGCCGCTGCACCATCCGCAGCCGAACCCAGTGCTCGCAAACCGCCACTCCGCTTTCCAGCCTGGCCGCAGGCTCCATGCGCCCGCGCTCGCTCATGCGGTCGCAGCGGATGCACAGACCGAGCAGCCCTTTTGCTGCGGTGCTGTGCTTGCCGGGGCAGAGGTCAGCCATTTGCGGGCACTTTCGCCGGCTTGATCGGCTCGGGCTGGTCTTCCCCCGGGGGGCATAGCCGCTCGCTGGGTTCGTGGTCTTGCAGCGGCGGTGCGTGGTAGTGGGCGCAGGACTCGCGCCGTTTGCACCAACCACCGGCGCATTGAACGAGGCTCACGCAGCCCTCCGCAGCTTCCGCGCCAGTTCCAGCACAGCGGCTGGCGGCGGCACAGCCTTTGCAGCCTGTTCATCCATGCGCTTTAGCTCGGCGTTTGCCGTCGCCACTTGCGAG